CGGCTCTCATCCATAATTCTGTCACACTCAATCATAAGTTCTGATAGTTTTACTGCTTCAGGGTCTGTCTTTGCGGTAAGATCCTTAGCTTTTTGTGTACCAGGTGTTGATAAAAACACTTCTTTGTAGATTTCATTGTATTTCAGTTGTAATAATGACTTCTCTACTTGTGCTTTTGTGTAATTTCTTGTGGCTTCACGATACGGATGCCTAAAATCTCTTTCGATATCTATATCGCTAAATCTCATTTCTTCCATTGTATTGCCTTTGCTGTGTTAGATATGATGTCGGGCAACCTTTTCTTAGTTTCTTTAAATTTTCTTGCTTTATAAAGCTCGTCAAATTCTTCGATTAGGTCTGGTAAATCTTTCTCTAGTGATTTTCTGAGTCTGTCATGCCCCATCATCTTAAGAACTTTTACCGCATCTATATCTGTAATTGTTTTTCTATCAAAAAAGTTTTGCATAAATCTCTTGGATAGTGAATCAGAACTAGGCATGTGCATTAACAATTGCTTCGGGACTGTTGGTTTCCATTGATCTATTTTTGTGTGTTCTATAAATGCGACCACAACGTCTTTGTAATTCATGTCTTTAAGTGCAGCATAGAATATGCTTTTTTGTGTATCGTTTATTTTTGGTTGAGCAGCATAGGTTTCATCCATCCTAGTCATCAATGTGTTAAACTCTTCTAACGTCATAACCCTCTCTCTATTTATTTATATATATAAATATATATATATATAATAATTAATAATAATATAGTAACTATATTAATATAATATTATTAATATAATAACTATACCAATACCAATTATACTAATTGAAAAAAAAGTATTGTCAACTATATCTTTAGACACAATCTTGTGTTAATGTTTCTTGTAATAAACTATATATGGGAGAGTATATGAAAAAAAACATATATCAGAAGTTGGCAGAGGCATCTATTTCTGCTGATTCTGTAGCAAAATCAAAGGCTGAGGGTGTCAAATGGAATCCTTTATCACATGATTCTGTGAGTAAGGTTGCTATGGATGCCTTGAATAAAGCGGGTCTTTATCCTGTTTGTACGTTCAATGAGCCAATAATAACCCAGGGCAAAGGGATGGATTATGCAACCATGATCTGCAATATGAAGCTGATTAATGTTGAAAATCCTAGTGAAACTATTGAAGTTTGCACGTCATCTCACTTTGCTTTGAATGACCATGCAACAGGAAAAGGCATGTCTTATGCTAGAAAGTATGCGTTTTTAAATATCTTAAATCTTGAAACTCGTGAGGATTTGGATGAGGGCAAAGAAGTTCCGCAACACCAAACCAAAAAAGACATAAAAGATAAAGATGTCAAAGATGTTAGTAATGCTAAATCTAGTGCAGACAAAAAGAAAGTTATAGAAGATAAATTGAAATCAGGAGCAATCAACGAGAATACCGATCCTTTCGATTTAGGTGATGCAATTGATGGATAATAGATATCGGCTTAGAAGTTCCATGGCTCAGAACTATGTATATGGCAAATATAAAGCTAGAAATACACAGTTAAAGCTAGATAGGGAACGTATTGTTGAGCCGATAACCTATAACATGGATAGGGTAGAGTACGGGAGAATCAATGAGAAAAATGCAGTTGCGAAATTTATTATTATTGAGAAAAAAGTTCCCGACTTTATCTTGTCTGACCAAGATGAAAACAGATTTGTTCAAGAATACTATTATAGTTGTGGTGGTGGGACTATAGACCTAAGCGCCACACCTGATGGTCTTGTAGGGACAGATGGCCTTTTAGAGATAAAATGCCCTGACCTTGGAAGATCATGTTTCAATAAAGGTTTTCCTGAACAATATCTCTGCCAAATTGTTGTGCAACAAATGGTAGTCAATAATCAAGAAAACGATTACAACATCGACCATACATATTTTTTAGGGTGGAGTCCTAGACAATATAAGTTGTGGGTGTATGAACGTGATCTTGAACTAGAAGAATATGTCAATGATGCTTTGTTAGAGTATTCAAAGGCATTGATAAGTGGTTGCGATGTTAAACCGAAACCTAAGGATTATAAAAAGGTTTTTGGTGATGCTATCGCTAAAATTAAATTAATAAAGCAAGGAGAATAAAATGGCAAAGATAATGAATGTGAAACTTTTTAATGAAAGTACACATGGTAAATTATGGAATGGTGTAAAAAAAATATATGCAATGTATTTTGAAGAGCATCAGAAACTACCAAAACCAATAACACAAAACTCTAAATTTAAAGTAGATAAGAAAATTGTTATTGAGCCTGGAACATACAAAGCAGTGTTATGGTGTAATCCAGGTGAGGGTAACGATGATGAAGATTTGGGAGATTGTAATCTAGTCATCGAAACAAGAGATGATGAACCATTTGGAGGGTAGTCATGCCGAAAAAGGAGATATATCAAAAAGACCCTGAAAAATGGAAAAAGAAAAACAGGGAAAGCTATAATCCTGATTATCATGCAGAGTATCGAAAGAAAAATCGTGAGCGCATCAATGCGATGAGGAGGGAAAGATATAAAAATAATCCCGACTATGATAAGGAATATAGTAAAAAAAGATATCAACAGCTGATTGAGGCTAATTCTGATCAAAATCAGGAGAATCCTGAAAATCAAGACTCTTAACGTAAAAAAACACCCTCTAATTTAGCTTATTTGCCATTTTAGAGGGTGCAGTTATATGAAACTATCAGTTAATTAATAACTCTGTTCTCGTCCATTGTAGAGCCTTTATCAGGGGTGTCGACATTTTCAGACTTAGTTTCTTCCTGAATACCCATTAATTTGTTATTAAGACCTGGAATCTTGGTTGCAAGGGCTTGTAGTTCTTCGATTAGCTCCTCATCAGATTTATTTTGTCCTTTTTCAACATTTAGATTTATGCTTTGTGAACTATATCCGCCTAGTTCCATGACAAGTTTTGCCGAATTAAATTTTACTGAGTCTTGTTCAGAATTAAACATCAAATCTTTGAGAACTGATATAGCTGAAACTGATGCAGATGATATTCTATCCTCGTTTCTCTTTCTGATCTCTTCGGAATATTTATTCTTAAGATATGCGCCCATGGTCTTGGCACTTTTATATCCCATCTCTTTTGCAACAGCAGTTGCATTACCCGCATTATGTCCCTCTACAAAGGCATCTATAAATTTTTGTTCATCTTCTCTGCTTATTTTCTTCGGCATCTGCGTTCTCCAATAACCATGTTTTTAATTTATTTACTGTCTCTTTAGGTAATGGTAAATCTTTTCTATATTTAATCCAAGACTTATCCAATACGAGACTCCCATCTATATCTACTTGTGTATCACTTCCTGAGATGTGACTGACAAGTGTTATAGTTTTGTCGTTTTCTTCTACGACTAATCCGATTGATATACAGTCAGCTAATGTATTTTCTAATTCTTTTATATTTGTCCACCCTGATGTTGGGGTGATTGCATCTTCCCAATTAATAAGCACAAGTTTTGGTTTCATTTTTTGTTTCTTAGAAAGTTTAAGTATTCAGCACCCTCTTGTACTTCCCAAAATATCTTGATGAAGTCTGGATGGTCTTCTGTGAGTTCGGTATTAAATACAGCAACAGCACAAGGCGACATCATCTTACATGGTAGATTTAATTGCTTTGCGAAGTTATCGTATTTCTTGTACGATCCAATTTGTACGCAATGCATAATTTTATTATTAGTTGCATCCCTAATCGGTGAGTAACCTGATACATGTGTATGTCCTGCTATAAGTAAGTGGTCTCTTGCATTGAATAATGCGTGTTTAACAATACCATGAGCTGTATTGTACATTGAGTGTCCTCTGAAGTTATGAGAACAATTTACCTTTATTTCGTGTTTAGGTAGTTTGATTTTAAGTCTTGCGTTGTGGTTAGAATATACAGTCTTTAGAGGTTTACACATCCAAGTAATCGGATCACCCTCCATAGCCCACATATCATGGTTTCCTGCAACGATAAATATATAAGGTGTTGCGTTAACTAACCATTCTACTAACTGCCATTGTTGTTCGCCATTAGTTGTTTGGTCTGACCATAACCCTGCTAACTTACCACGTCTAGCCCAGTTATTAGATAAATCACCAACAGAACAAGCATACATCCCCTCTGTAGCATTGACTATATCTATATGCTTTCTAAGTGATACCCAATCACAACCATCATCATCAACATGAGGATCGCCTTGAATATATAAGCCAATAGGTTTCTTATCATTTATCTTTATGTTAATAAACTGTTCAGATTTCTCTCTGGCTTCTTTTCTTTTGAATACTTCTGTTCTTGCATTGATGAGTTCTTCTGTAGACCAATCAAGATTTTCAGTTTGTTCTAATTCGTAATTCTTTATAACTTCAGGATTTGATGTTTTCTTATTACAAGTTCTACACTTCCACCTTTTTCTTTGTTTTTCTGAGCCATCTGTACCTGCTTTAATCAGGTGGGTTGATTTACAATGAGGGCAACATAAAGCATTACCATCTTCGTCTCTTTGTATGATACCTACTCTACTGTAGTTACCACCATTATTATTGATTTGGTATGTCATTTATTTTTTTCCTGTTTAATTAGATATTCGAGATACCACTTAGCTTTCTCTAAGTCTTGTATAGGTGTGCCTTTGTATGGAAATCGAGTAACGTATTTTACGATGTTCCCACGAACATAATCCATATCCCAGGACCTAATGTATTCGATTGTCTCTATACCTTTGGTATAATGACTTGGCCGATTAATAAGGTCTTCTTTCTTCTTCATCTATTTTATCCATGATTTCATCCCAGGTAATAGGTTCGCAATTTAGAAAAACTACGCCCCCATATTTATAATCAAGCCTATTGTTTATCCTCGATTTAATACTGATTTCTGCTTGGGGATCAATCGAATGGATTGCTTTGATGATTTGCATTTCCCTTTTTGTAAAAGGTATATTTGCACTCATAGTTACCTCCTATTAGTTTAAGCATATAGCCATCTAGTGATGTAATATGACATAACCAATATTAGTATAAACTCTAAGACTGATAGTTCAGGTCTTAGATATTTCGTTCTTACCTTACTTAATAAGAACTTAATTATCTTTATCATCTCATTAAAGGATTGCTATTTCTAGCTTTTAAGTCCTCTACCTGAGTTTTTAATATTGATAATTCTTTTTCTAGTGGAGCAATATTAGGTACTGATCTTGCTTCAACCACTTCTAATCTGTTTAATATTTGCCCAACTTGAACAAACAAACCACCTAATGTAATAACTAGTCCTAGTATT